AATTAAAATTAACGGTACCCCTTGGGTCCAAAATTGATAGAGCAAGGTTACTTAGCCATGAACAGAACGGAACACATAAAAAGAGCGCTGCTAGAAGCGCTGGAGCAAAGCCTAGGGGTGGTGACAACCGCCTGCAAAAAGGTGGGCATAGGCCGCACGACATACTACGAATACCTAAAGACGGACCCTGCGTTCGCCGCCGCCGTAGACGACCTGCAGAACGTGGCCCTGGACTTTGCCGAAAGCCAGCTGCACAAACAAATCGCTGACGGCAACGCAACCGCTACCATCTTCTTTCTAAAGACCAAGGGTAAAGCCAGAGGGTACGTAGAGCGCCAAGAGGTCCATAACATGGGCGACAAGCTATTCACAATAAATGTTATTGAGCAAGAGGATTGACACCAACGTGGTCTATAAGCACCTCCTGCGCTCCGCTAAAAGAATTACGGTGGAGCAGGGGGGAACGCGCTCAGGCAAGACCTACAATATCCTGCTCTGGATCATCTTCAACTACACCGATAACAACAAAGGCCACACCATAACAATCTGCCGTAAGACGTTCCCTGCGCTGCGTGCCTCGGTGATGAGGGACTTCTTTGAAATCCTAAGAAACCACCAACTTTACTACGAGGAATACCACAATAGGTCAAGCCATGAATACTACCTGAACGGCAACCTGGTGGAGTTTATTAGCCTGGACCAGCCCCAAAAGATACGAGGGCGCAAACGCCAAATGCTGTACATCAACGAGGCCAATGAGCTCTACTACGAGGACTGGCAGCAACTGATATTTAGAACAGAGGGCAAGGTAATCCTGGACTACAACCCCTCCGATACCTTCCACTGGATCTACGACAAAGTCATTCCCAGGGACGACTGCGACTTTTACCAGACAACCTACAAAGACAATACATTCCTAGAGCCAGCCATCCGTGAGGAAATAGAACGCCTCCGCGAAACGGACAACGACTACTGGCGTGTATATGGATTGGGCGAGCGAGGCATGAGCCGCGCTGCCGTCTTCCAGTTCGGGACCATGAACATTCCCCAGGAGGCAACGCTGCTGGCATACGGACTTGACTTTGGTTTCACAAACGATCCCAGCGCCATGGTCCAGGTCTATAAGTCGGGGGACTACCTTTACATAGACGAGCTGTTCTACCAGACGGGCATGACCAACGGCGACATCAGCAACCGCCTGCGGGACTTGGGACTAGACCGCCGCGCTGAAATCTTCGCTGACTCCGCCGAGCCAAAGTCCATTGAGGAACTGCACCGCTTCGGGTGGAATGTAAAGCCAACCCAGAAGGGAGCCGACAGCATCAACGCGGGCATAGACATGCTCAAACGCCACAAAATCTTTATAACCCCCAGAAGCAAAAACCTAGAAAAGGAACTACAGAACTACAAGTGGGTGGAGGACAAGAACGGCAACCTCCTGAATAAACCTATAGACGCGTTTAACCACGCCATAGATGCGCTGCGCTACGCCACCTACAATAAACTATCACGTCCAAACTACGGACGCTACGCAATCCGATGAACCTACTAGAACTACTCGCCCTAAAGCATAAAGACTGGATCCGAATGGTTAGAAGCTTCGGTTGCCCAGCCCACCTATCCGAGGACATCGTCCAGGAAATGTACCTTCGTATGCATAAGTACGTCGGCAAACCAGACCGCATTATGTTCAACGAAAAGGAGGTAAATACCTTTTTTGTTTACATAACACTCAGGAACATGTACGCGGACTACGCCAAAGCCAAAAACAAAATAAGCTACACAGACGACCTTCCATCGTCCAGGTATGATACAGACCCAGTAGAGCAGGAAGATGCCTTAGCGGGCCTCGTAGGCAGCATCTGGGCAGAGGTGGACACCTGGCACTGGTACGATAAGAAACTGTTCACCGTCTACATCAACTCAGGAATGAGCATGCGGGACCTAAGCAGCGAAACCACAATCTCACTACGATCAATTTTTAACACGCTAAAAAATGCAAAAGAGCGAATCCAATCCAACTGCAAACACGACTACGAAACCTACAAGGAAGCGGGCGAAAGGCGTTGGTGACACCATAGAACAAATCACAGTGGCCACTGGCATCAAAGCGGTGGTTGACTGGTTTAGCGAAGCCACGGGAGTGGACTGCGGATGCGACGCCAGAAAAGAGAAACTGAATAAGATCATGCCCTACGGCAAGGTGGAATGCTTGACCCAGGACGAGTACACCTGGCTTGCAACCTTCTACGCTGAGAACCCCCGTGCCCTTAACTCGGATCAGCAAAAGCAGCTCGCGGCAATTCACGCCCGCGTCTTTAACCACGTGGTGTTTGTGCCCTGCACCTGCAGCCCCAAAAAGTGGCTGGCCTATATCAACGAGCTCCGTGCCGTGTGGGTGGAATACGACCTTGCAAAATAAAAGTTATTTAAAAGTGAAAATTAAGGTAAACATACCAGACTCACTCAACGACATTACCCTAGGCCAATACCAGAAGTGGTCAGCGACCGAGGGGGACGATGAGTTCCGTGCGCTCAAGCTGGTGGAAATAATCTGCGGCATAACGCTGCGGGACGTGAGCCAGATGCGCAAAGCCGACGTTGACGATATCTCCCAGGCGATTGCAGACCAGTTCCAAATACAGCAACCGCTGACTAGGCACTTCAAACTAGACGATAAGACCTGCGGGTTTATACCAAACCTAGACGACATCAGCCTAGGCGAGTACACAGACATAGAGGACAACCTTGGCGACTGGCAAAAGATGCACAAAGCCATGGCCGTGCTCTTCCGTCCGATCCACGGACGCTTCGGGCTGCTCTACAACCTAGAGGACTACGAGGGGACAGACAAATACGCTGAGGCCATGAAAGGCATGCCCCTGGGCGTGGCCATGGGTGCCGTAAATTTTATATACCGTTTAGGGATAGAGTTGTGCAAGGATATCCTGACATCTATGGCGAGGGAGCTGAAGGCGACGGCCTCTCCAATGTCGGATCCTTCTCTAAACGGTGGGGGTGGTACCACCTCTTCTACGCACTTGCGCATGGAGATGCTACTCGCTTTGAAACAATTAGCAGGCTTAACGTCCACTTCGCTTTCACTCACGGCTCCTACGAAAAGCAAAAGGGAGAAACAGAGCGCCGTGAACTAGAAAAAATAATAAAAAAATGAGAAACCTATACCTCGTCCTAGAAAAGATTAATGACTACCTGAGTGCGCACCCGCTGGTCAACGTGGTGACCTTTGGGGACATCTTTGACGTGGACCTAAATAAGCAAGGCATCTTCCCGATGGCACACGTGATCGTAAACGACGCGACGCTCCAGGGGACCAACCTAAACACCGTCAACTTCAGCATAGACATCCTGGTCATGGACGTGGTGGACATTGTAAAAAATGACCTCCGCAACGAACCAGATCCCTTCAACGGGCAAGACAACCTCCAGGACGTGCTCAACAGCACCCTGGTGGTCTGCAACGGCCTAGCGGCATCCCTGGCCAAGGGCCAGCTAAACACAGACCTCTACCAGCTGGACGGGACCACAGTAACCTGCCAGCCGTTCCTAGATCGCTTTGAGAATAAGCTAGCGGGCTGGAGCATGGGCCTGAGCATTAACACCGCCAATAACGAGCTCAGCATATGCTAAGACTCCTCCACGTACAGAAGGCGGTAAAGGACGCCGTGGAAGACGTTATCTTTCAGGCACGCCGTCAACTTGGTCGTAAACAAGTCTATAGACAAAACGACGGGACCACGCGTGCAAAAAAGATTGACACTACGGGAGCGCTCTGGAAAAGCCTGAAGTACAAACCTATTGAGGGGGACGGAATCAAGACGCCATTCACTACAGAAATCCTGATGGCCTACTACGGATACTTCATAGATCAGGGGGTAGACGGAACCCAGCACAAGACACCTAAGCCAAGCCCCTACTCGTTTAGAACCGATACGGTGGGGCCAAGCATGCAGTACGGCATCTTCCAATGGATGCGTGCCAAGAGAATCCGATTCCGCGATGCGGGCACGGGACGCTTTGCCAAGGGTAAAATCACAGACAAAAGCTACGAAAGCCTAGCCTATGTGATTGCCAGAAGCGTAAAGCGCAAAGGAATTAACCAGACATTTTTTATGACTAACGCCCTGGCAAGCCTGGACAAAAAGTTTCCAGCACAGATAGAAAAAGCACTGGCAAAAGATATAGAAAACTACCTCAACGAACTGAACTCCACAAAATGAGCACTCCAATACTAAGCGATCCCGATTCGCTAAAGATGAGCCGTAGCCCAATCTTCTACACGGGCAAAAACAATACCCTGACAAACGACAGCCTGGACGCCATGACCCTAGACCTAAAGATCTGGTCAGGCAACCGCGCCAGCCCACCTACAGACTTTAACTATGAGCTGGTCAAAAACTACAGCATAGACGAGGTGGTCAACTTTGAAATCAGCGACCTGATCCGTAGCGAGTTTGAGCACGACTTTAATATCTACAACGCTCAAGGGTATGAGCAAAGCCCTGTGGCTGAAATCTTATGGGTTGGAGCCTCTGGGCAGTGGACCTACTCCAATAACGGCGCAGCGCTTGCCACAGCCAACTGGGGCAGCCTTACGGCAAACGCATTCCTGGCATCCAACGGATGGTCGCCAATCAACCTCCCAGGCAATAACGCGGTGACCACACCAGTCCTTGCGGTAGCGCGGGACCGACACTGCATGGCCTCAAACCACGAGGCGCTGGCAATCTACAACAGCGTGGGCAGCGACCTAGGCGAAATTGAAATCGCGTGGAATAACGGCGACACCGACACCTTTTATATTAGCGGAGTAAGCGCAGCGCCACCCGACCCAACGGCAAACTACAGCACTCGCGACTTTGTAATCTACGCGGGGGTAGGCCCAGCCAACCTAGAAGCAAATCCATACCTAGACAACCTCATCAAACCGTCAAGCCACGACACTGGGGACTACTACGACGTGACCTTAAAAGACACGGGTGGCGATACAATTGCAACGGTACGCTACTACCTTATCTGCGAACCCAAGTACACCCCATACCAGGTGGCGTTCGTGAACCGCTATGGCGTGATGGACTACATTACATTCTTTAAGCGGACCGACGAAACGGGTGCCTTCACCAACGAGAGCTTTCAGCGCAGCATCTACGCTGACGGGTTTACCGTCCCTAGTCTAGGCACCGCCCAATACCAGGACTTCAACATCAACAGCCGAAACAGCATGGCCATGAACACGGGCTTCGTTCCCGAAACATACGCCGACGTAATGGAGGACCTTATGATGAGCGAAACCGTAGCCATAAAGATTGGCAATACCTGGATCGCAGCCTTTCCAGACCGAGGAAGCATAGAATACTTTAAGGAAGTAAACCAGGCGCTGATCAACTATCAGGTCACGTTCCAAATGGCCTTCAACGAGCGCACGCTGATCCGATGAACAAAGTAGACATCTACATTGATAACTACCTGCTGGACTTGTTTCAGGATGAACAGATCTCTATAAATCTGAGCACCCAAAACATCAGGGACATCAGCAAAATATTCACGGACTTCACCCAAACCTTCACGGTGCCTGCCAGCGCTAAGAATAACGAAATCCTAGCACACTACTTCCGAACGGACGTTGACGTCAGCAGAATCACCTCACGAAAGGTTAGCGGCTACCCAGTATGGGAAGACATCGTTACCACATGGGGAAGCATGACAGGTGCGTGGGAATCTGGTAGCGTAACCGAAACCAGCGTACCAAATCCGTTTGACTTCCGCTTGAGGCAGGAGGGGCGCATAGAAATAAACAAGCTGCCGTTCCGCACGGGCGTGCTAGAACTAGACAGCGTTGAAATACGCGGCACGGAGCCCTACTCCTACAGCCTTGCCTTCTACGGCGACATAACAAACCTCACGGACCTCTTTGGGGAAGACTATCTCTACGACCTAGACCTAAGCGATTTGGACCACAACTACGATGGAGCCACGATTAAGACGGGCATCACTGCGGGCTTGAAAAGCGGTGACGTGGTCTACCCGCTATGGAGCCCAGTAAGAACTTGGTTCTACAACGCCTCAACCTCAAGCCACGACGACGACAACATCCACTACCACACTGGCGGAACCCACAGTGGTGCCCACGGCATTGAATACCATGAGCTCAAGCCAGGGATCAAGGTAAAAAAAATACTAGAAGCCATGGAGGACAAGTATGGCATCGTGCTGGTGGGGGACTTTATAACTACAGCGCCGTTTAGCAACCTCTTCCTTTGGGCTCACAGAAACGAAGGCTACATGTACCAAGGCCAGCCCACTGGCACCCAGTACGAAAAGGTAATATTTGACCAGACCAACGGCCCGACGCCCGACTACTACAACCTGACCACAAACGTGTTCAACGTGCAGGAAGGCCCGACGGGGTCTGGGGACGTCTATGAAATATACTACGAAATTGACTTCCCAGTCTACGCGGACGACGTCTACCTGGCGGTGGTTAAAAACGGAGTAACAATAGCGGAGCAGGTATTTAAGGGCGCAGCCCCTGCGTCGGGAACCTTTGAAAACATTCCAATCACCAACTACTTTGATAATATCTGGATTCAAATTAGACCTAGCACTAACGTGCCTATGGTCTACGAGTTTTATCAGCTGCAGTTTACCAAAACGACAGGCAGCGAAGTTCAGGGTGATGTCTTCCAAAGCACATCAGTAACTTACGATTACGCCAGGGTGACGGTGACAAGCCTGATGCCAGAAATTAAGGTCGCGGAATTCATGTCGGGCCTAATCAAAATGTTTAACTGGGTGCTGATACCAGAGTCCCCGACGCGGTTTAATATATACACCCTGGACGAGTGGTATGCCGACGGCACCAACCGAAACTACCAGGCCTACATTGACGTGCAGGAGGTGAGCGTACAGCGCCCTCCTATCTACCGCCGCATCAACTTTAAATACCAGGACACGGAGCAAGTGCTTGGCTACGAGTACCGACGCCAGAACAGCATTGCCTACGGTGAGCTCCGCGCCGACTTTAACTTTGACGGTGAGGAACTGGAAATCCAACTCCCGTTTGAGTGCCCGCTGCTCACGCGCCTAACCGATCAGAATAACTTGACGATCCTGACCCCGCTGCTGATCTACTTTAGCCAGACCAGGGAAATAGAACGCGACACCAACCGACTCCAAACGTACCTAGGTAAGCCAATCCTGTTCTACGCCAGGACCCCAGCCGTAAGCCTAAGTGGATTCCCCGTATCCTACATCCCTGAATCAGGAACCCAGGAGTCCCTAGATAGTTACATCCGCGCTCACGTTACGCTGGACAGCCCGCGCCACACCCTTACCTGGGGGACGCAGATAGACCCGCTGGACTTTACCACTATAACAGAAACGTTATACCAGGAATACTGGAACGACTATATCACAGACCTTTACGACTACAAGCGCAGAATGTTTGTGGTCAAGGCCCAGCTGCCGATCGGCGAAATCCTAAAGCTAAAGCTCAACGACAAGCTGGTATGGAACAATAGCCGCTGGATTATAAACGCCATGCAGGTGAACCTGACTACGGGACAGGCAACGATTGAAATGCTTAACGACGTCACTATAGCCCCTCAAGCAATTGGCACTGCGCCAAATCCTAACGAAGGCCCCACGCCCCAAGAAGACGGCCCACCAGTATCGCCAGGCGAAACTCCAGGCGAGGTGCTAGAGGACCCCTCATAACCTGAATGAAAATGAAGACAACCTATTTCAGTTATATTATTGAACTTCTGCAGAAGACAACCTTCCGCAATAAGTCCGAGGACATTCAAACGGCCCTAGGGAAATACTACCTCCCCAAGACGCTGGACGAAACAACTAAAAACATACGTAAGCGATGGCTGTAAGGGAATATGAAATTAAAGCGGACACTACCGAGGCCGTTCAATCCGTAGAGAACCTGCGCGATAAACTTATTGAAACGGAAAAGGAAGTAGAGAACCTAGAGAGAAAGCTGCGGACCACTAACCAGACCGCTGCCGACACATCCCGCGAAGCCGCTGATGCGGACCGTGAGCTGGCGCGCTCCAAAAAAGATATCATCCGTGAGATTGACAGGGCTACTGGCGGATACATAATGCTTGGTGAAAAGGCGCTAAAAGCATTTAAAATTGTAAGCGTTGAAACAGGCAAGGCTATTGTGGCTGGGCGTGAGTGGCTAAAGACATTCTCCTTCGGGTCGCTGGCGATGCAGATGACATCCAGCATGCTAAAGTTTGGCCAGGCGGTCAAGCTGGCCTTTACCCAGGGAGTAAACGGAGCCAAGCTGCTAAAAGTAGCGCTGATCTCCACGGGCATCGGTGCTCTGGTGGTAGCCCTTGGCATGGTGGTGGCCTACTGGGACGAAATTAAAGGAGCCATTAGCGGAGCCAGTACAGAGCTGAAAGGCAACTTGGAACTAGCGGAGGACAACGTAACGGCGCAGGAAGCAGCACTAGAGGCCATAAGCCTTCAGGAAAACTCTCTTAAGCTGCAGGGTAAGACCGAAAAGGAAATCCGCGACCTAAAGATTCAACAGACAGAGGAAACTATTAAGTCCCTTGAGGCACAGCTGCTAGCGCAAAAGCAAATTAAAGACAGCCAAGTTGATGCTGCCGAGCGAAACAGACAAATACTGCAGGGGATCATCCGATTCCTAACGCTACCGCTGAGCATCTTGCTAGGCGCAGTTGACATGGTTGGAAAGGCACTAGGCCAAGACTTTGGCTTAGAAGAAGGTTTTAGCGGCGGTATTGCTAATATGGTATTTGACCCAGAGGAAATAGCCGAGGAAGGCGATGCCGCTATTGAGGAAACACAAAAAAAACTAGCCAAGCTAAAAAGCACCCGCGACGGATACTTGCTGGACATACAAAAGGCAGACGATGAGGCTGCTAAGGAGTCGGACCGCAAGGGAGAGGAAGCATCAACCAAGGCACTTGCTAAAGAAAAGGAACGCCTTGCGGCTCTTGCGTCCCTAAAAAAAGAAACCGCTGACATAATTGATGCCAACGAGGAAGCCGCTATTAAAGACGAGGCAGAACGTGAAAACGTTCGCTTTCAAAACCAAAAAGAAAAACTGCTCGCAGAGCGCTTGGAACGGATAAAAGCAGCAGGGGATAGCCAGGAACTAATTGCAGCCGTAAACGCCAAGTATGACGCTTTAGACGAGCAGGCAAAGCTCGCGCACAATGCAAAAACAGAAGGGTTTGCAAAAACATCAGAAGACAAACTAAAAGCACAGAAGGAAAAAATCGCTGATATCAATGTCAGCCTAATAGAAAATGAAACCACCCGTGCACTCGCCGCGCTTAAATTAAAATATGACGCGGAGTACGCTGCTGCAGAGGGCAACGCCGAACTTCAACTTGCGCTGCAAAAGAAATACATTCAAGACGGAGCCGCCATTCAAGATGATGCAGATGAAAAGGCCAAAGAAAAAAAGCGCAAAAACCAAGAGGAAATTCGCGACCTGGTGGTGGACAGCGTTAACGCCACCATTGACAACCTGCTCAAGCTAAATGAAATCTACGACAAAGACGACGAGGTAGCCGCCAGACGAGCCTTTGACCGTAGTAAAAAACTACAGACGCTACAAGCGATCATCAATACGGCTGCTGGAATCATGGCTGCAATAGCAACTCCAAATATCGGAGATCAAATAACAGGAGCAAACTGGGCCAAGGCCGCTGCGGTAGCTCTTACTGGAGCAACCCAGATCGCCACCATACAAGCGGCTCAGTTTGGCGGAGGCAAGACAGCAGGTGGTAAGTCCCCCTCTGCGCCCCAGGCGCCATCCGCACAACCCAACCTTAACTTTAACATGGTAGGCCAGTCGGGAGCGAACCAGCTAGCCACTGCCGTAGGATCCCAGTTCAATCAACCGATCCGAGCGTACGTGGTGGGCGGCGAAATAAACAGCGCCCAGGAAATGGAGCGCAAGCGTATCAAAACAGCATCTTTTGGTTAATTAGTCATGAAAATTATTGAACTGATCCTAGACGAGGATGCGATGCTGAACGGCATTGACGCCATTAGCATTGTTGAATACCCAGCGATAGAGGAAAACTTCGTGGCCCTAAATCGCCAGATAAAATCTGAGTTCGCAAGCCAGGATGAGGACAAGCGCCTACTGATTGGACCAGCCTTGATACCTAATAGAACTATCTTCCGCGCCCAAGACGGTGAGGAATTCTATGTATACTTCAGCCGCCAGACTATCCGCCGTGCTGCAGAGCTGTACCTTATGCGAGGCAAGCAGAACAATAGCACGCTAGAGCACCAGGCTGAGCTGCACGGACTAAGCGTGGTAGAGTCATGGATCGTGGAAGACCCAGAAAAAGACAAGAGTACTTTTTACGGAATGAAGATGCCAGTGGGCACCTGGATGGTTACCATGAAGGTGAACAACGAAGCCGTGTGGACAGAATTTGTCAAGACAGGAATTGTCAAAGGCTTTAGCATAGAGGGATACTTTGCCGACAAGGTGAATCTGGCTAAGATAGAACTAGCCAACGAAGATCTGCTAAACCAGGTAGGGCAAATGACTCACCAGGAAGCTATGGAGTTTCTGTACGAGGTAGCCAAGCTCATTAAGGACTATGAATAAAACGCCAAGCCGCACCTCGCCCAGGAGCAAGGGCCGCGCATGCCTGTGCCCAGACAACACTTACTCGCGACGCTGTTGCGATGGGTCCCTCTGGGCCCAGGGAATAGGATCTTTAGTCGGTGGCGGTACAAGCGTGATCCTGCGAGGCATAGAGTGGAACCAGATCTCCGAGCGCTGGGAAGACCTTAACGAAAACACCTGGAATACAATATAAAATGTTACAAAACCAAAAACCTAAATTATCTCTGTTATGAAAGCAAGTGAACTTTTGAAAAAAATCCTGACCGAACTAGCCTCTAAAAAGGTAAAGTTCGCCCAAGCCATTCTTGATAACGGTACCATTCTGGAAGCCGAATCTTTTGAAGCTGGCAACGAAGTCTTTATTGTAACCGAAGACGAGCGCATTCCATTGCCCGTAGGCGAGTACACCATGGAAGACGGACGCATCCTTAGCGTAACTGAGGAAGGCGTAATTAACGAGGTGAAGGGCGAAGCCCCAGCCGAGGAAGTAGCTATTGAAGCTGAGGACGTAGCCGTAGAGGTGCAGGCCCCTGCAGAAATTGCCGCTGAGATTGCCGAGGTTATTGAAGCCGTGGTAGAAGTAATTGCCCCTATGATTGAGGAAGTCAAAGAGGAAATGAAAAAGATCCGCGAGGAAATGGGCACCTACAAAGAAAAGATGTCTAAGCAGCCTTCGCAGCGCCCTATCAAGCACGCTCCCGCTGCTCCCCAAAAAGAAAATGTTCACCTCGCCCAAGGTCGTGCCATGAGCACCCTGGACCGAGTGATGGCTAAGATCTCTAAGTAATGAGCCAAAAGCAGAGCATCTTTAACTTGCTTGCTAAAAAACCAGCGACTAAGCTTAGCTCCTCGCGCAAGGTTAAACTTTCGCTTATAGATGATTTAGGCAGTGCGGTAAATCAAGCACAGAATAGTTCGTCTACCTTCTTTGGTCGGTTGCGCGAAATGTCTGATATTTATGAGCAAATAGATGGATTGTTTCAAATTTTATATACTCTTCAAGAGGAAATGGATAGTGATAATCAATCCAATGAAATTATCTTAGAGCGAATTACGGAACTTACGGAACAGGCTCGTGATGCCGCTGGAGCATTGGGAATTGCTCCTCAAGAAATTGAAGGATTTCAAAATGCTGAAAATACTATTGAGGACTATAATAATATTATTAATCGTTCAAATAATGTTAGTAGCGTTATAGATTCTATTTCTTGGAATCAAAAAAACCCATTCCCAACATTCATTTAAGCGAAGCGAGTGTATAAATTTTCAACGGATAATAGTACCACAATAATGAACCAGAAACAAACAATCTTTAACTTGCTAGCTAAAAAGGGCAAGACCCAGTTAAGCAAGGGCCGTAAGGTAAACTTTGCTTTGGCTGATGACCTTCGCGCAGCATACGAAGACGCTCGTAGCGGCGCATCAGACTTAACTCGTTCCGTAGACGACGCATTTCAAACCGTCACCGACTTGATTTCACGGATTCCTGATCCAAACGAAATGATGTACGACGCGACGCTATACGAAAGTATGCTTGAGGAAGTTATTGCTCGCGCTGAAAGCGCCGCTGCCGACCTTGGCGTAGATCCTACTGCCATTGACGGATACGATAACGCAAAGTCATTTATAGAGAACGACATCAAAAACCTCAAAGACACCATTGAAAAGTACAATAGTGAAATTGAACCAATCCTAAAGGCTGGCGGGTTCTAATGAACACAAAGCAACGCATCTACACGCTCTTGGCAAAAACCAATAAGCAGAAGTTTCAGGCAGACAACGCCAAGGCTTCTCGCAAAATGGCTCTTGCCCTGGCTGATGACTTGGTTAGCGCAGAGGAACTCCTCGCACGCAGCACCGACGAGGTAGATGGCTACATAGCACTCCTACAGAACGCTGTTTCTGTTGTGGAGGATTTAAAAAACGAACTGGAGCGAGCCCTTGAGAACTACAATCTTGAGGAATTCGCAGAGGAAGCTAACAAGCTGCTCCAGGAATTCAGCGACAACGCTTTTGAGCTGGGAATTAACCCAGACCAGAGCACGTCATACCGAAACCTCAAAGACACACTAGCACGCTCAACGGAATCAATCTTTGAATTCTTAGACGCCCTTTCGGAAGCACGCAAGTATTTAAACATTTAACAATTAAAAACAAGTAAAAAAATGGCCACTACGACCAGTATTACGACAACCTACGCGGGTGAATTTGCAGGCAAATACATTGCCGCCGCACTTTTATCTGGCATTACCCTTGACAAAGGCTTGATTGAAATTAAGCCTAACGTCAAATACAAAGAAGTCATTAAAAAAGTAGCGACTGACGGCATCGTCAAAAACGCAACTTGTGACTTTGACCCAACCTCTACCCTAACCCTGACGGAGCGCATCCTTCAGCCAGAGGAATTTCAAGTAAACCTGCAGCTCTGCAAAAAGGACTTCCGTTCCGACTGGGAGGCCATCCAAATGGGCTACAGCGTATACGACAACCTGCCTGCTAACTTCACTGACTTCTTGATCGCTCACGTAGCTGAAAAAGTAGCTCAGAAAATTGAGCAAAACATCTGGGCAGGTATCAACGCATCTGCTGGTGAGTTTGACGGCTTCACCACTCTTTTCTCCGCTGACGCTGACGTTATTGACGTGAGCGCTACAACCGTGACGGCAAGCAATGTTGTGGACCAGCTAGGCCGCGTTGTTGACGCGATTCCATCTGCCCTTTACGGCAGGGAGGACCTTACTTTATACGTGCCACAAAACGTAGCTAAGGCTTATGTCCGTGCGCTTGGAGGCTTCGGTTCTTCAGGTCTGGGTGCAAATGGTCTTGACAACAAAGGCACCATGTGGTACGGCAACGGCGACTTGAACTTTGACGGAATCCGCGTGGCTATGGTCAACGGACTTGCTTCAAACAGAATGGTAGCTGCCCAGGCTTCTAACTTGTACTTCGGAACAGGTCTTTTGAACGATCATAACGAAGTGAAAGTCCTAGACCTCAGCGACGTAGACGGCAGCCAAAATATTCGCATCGTGATGCGATTTACGGCAGGCGTACAATACGGATTTGGATCAGAGGTAGTTCTCTACGCCTAATCTATTTTAATAAATAATCAAGGGGGGCTGGGTCAACGCCCTCGCCCCCTTTTTAATACTAAAAAAAATGGCATGTGATTTAACTCTTGGTCGCAAGACCCCTTGTAAAGATGTGGTAGGTGGAATTAACCGTGTTTGGTTTGTGGATTTTGGCGACCTCGGTACGCTGACAATCGGCAACGATGACGAGCTCACCAACTGCAGTGGAACCTTCTCTGCGTTCCAATATGACGTCAAAGGCGCTAACAGCCTTGAGTCAACCTTCAACGTAAGCCGTGAAAACGGCACAACTTTCTTTAGCCAGGAACTCAGCGTAACGCTGACCAAGCTTAGCAAGGAAGATAATAAGCAATTAAAGCTTATTGCATACGGTCGTCCGCATATCTTTGTGGAGGATTACAACGGAAGTGTTTGGCTAGTTGGCGCAGAGCACGGATGTGAAGTTTCGGGCGGAACCGCTGTAACGGGAACTGCAATGGGTGACCTGAGTGGTTATACCCTGACGCTGACCGCTTCAGAAACCACCCTTCCCAATTTCGTAACTGGGGCGACTGCCGCGAATCCGTTCGCTGGTCTAGCTGGAGCTACAGAAACTATTGTGGTCGGCACGAATTCGTAATTTGGTGTTTCAATTGTGCTGACGCTAAGAGGCCGCCTTCGGGCGGCTTTCTTATTTAAAACAAAACGCGGGTCAAAAGTTATTTAGGCATGAACATCCTAAAGGTATACCCAGCAAGCCAAACCATTAAGTTGGTGCCGCGTGCCGCGACGGGAACTATCACCATGAGTTTCACCGACGAACTAGAGAACAAAGCCTACGCCGTTACCACGGGCCTTACGACGGCATATGCGGACGGATACCTGACGATCACTACAACCTTTGCTTCTTCAACTTTGCGTCCAGCAGAGGGCAGATTTTATATCTTTACCGTAGATGACCAGAACGGCGAGGTATATCGTGGGCGAGCCTATTGCACGGCACAAACCGACTTTGACAAGTACACCGTGAACCAAGGCGCCTACACAACCGAAAACACCTACGACAACGAATACATCGTACTATGAGCAGCATCAGAGTAATAAACATGTCCTCCTACACGGTCCCCGTGGTAAAAGAGGTACAGAACAAAGAGTGGGTGGCCTATGGGGAGGACAACGACTACTACCAATACCTTATAGACCGCTACAACGGATCACCCACCAATAACGCCGTGATCAACGGTATCATTGAGCTGCTCTATGGTCGCGGTCTAGACGCCTCCGACTCCAGCCGAAAGCCAGACGAGTACGCCCAGATGCGTGCTCTGTTTTCTAAGCGGTGCGTCCGACGTGTGGTGAGCGACTACAAAATGATGGGACAGGCAGCGATGCAGCTAATCTACAACGAGGACCACAATACGATCGTCCAGGTAGAGCACATCCCTATTGAGTCACTACGCGCCGAGCGCTGCAATGACGACGGTGACGTGGAGGCTTATTATTACGCCAAGGACTGGCACCAGGTGGATCTAAAAAAAGAGGTGGCCGTGCGCATCCCCGCATTTGGATACAGCGAGGAAGGCATTGAGTTATTGTACATCAAACCGTACCGCGCTGGATTTTATTATTATAGCCCCGTGGATTACCAGGGCGGGCTTCAATATGCGGAATTAGAGGAGGAGGTAGCCAACTACCACCTGAACAATATCAAAAACGGCATGAGCCCTAGCATGCTGATCAACTTTAATAATGGCGAGCCAGATGAGCAAGAGCGCAACGTCATAGAAGCGCGGATCATGGAAAAGTTTTCTGGATCCAGTAACTCAGGCCGAGCGATTATTGCATTTAACGATAACAAAGAGCTAGCAGCTACTATTGAACCAGTACAGCTAAGCGACGCCTCAGACCAATACCAGTTTCTGGCGGACGAGTCCATGCGCAAAATCATGATTGCCCACCGCGTCACCAGCCCGATGCTGCTAGGCATCAAGGACAATTCGGGACTCGGTAACAACGCCCAGGAACTAGAAACCGCTTCTGCGCTTTTTGAGAACACGGTCATTGAACCGATGCAAGAGGTGATCCTAGACGGATTTGCGGAAATACTAGCATTTAACGACATCAGCCTAAACCTCTACTTCAAAACTCTCCGCCCACTAGAGTGGAGTAAAATGAAGGTCGGCGACGCCGAGGTCATTGAGGAGGAAACTGGCGTAAAGGTGAGGGACCAACGCCTGGGAAAGCAGGATGCGCTTCGGGTTGCGATTGCCGAGGCGCTGATTCTCAATGGTGAGGAAATGACAGACGAGTGGGATCTTATAGACGAGCGCCCCGTAGACTACAGCCTAGAGCAAGCCCGCAATGAAAAGCTTAAGTTCGCGGCCGTAATTCCCAGCGACCCTAACGTAACCAGTGAGCAGGATACAACCGTGCTGAAGGTGCGCTACAAGTACACTAGCACGGGCGCAGCCGCTGGATCATCCAGGGACTTCTGTACAATCATGGAACGCGCCAACCGCGTCTACCGCATGGAAGATATCCTAGACGCTGAAAGCGACCCAGGAATCAACCCAGGCTTTGGACCAGAGGGCAGCAATACCTACAGCGTATGGTTCTACAAAGGCGGACCATGGTGCCAGCATTTCTGGATGCGCCAGACCTACCTGCGCAGAAACAATAAAAAGGTTACCGTGACCGAGGCTCGCAACCTAATCAATCAACTAGACCCTGAGCTTCGTGCTGAGGCGAGGATCATACAAAACGACCCAGAGGTCGCCAAGGCCCCGCGCTTCATGCCCGACGCTGGATACTTAAACCCACCGTGGAAATAACATGGCAATTGCATTATTTATAACCAGGGAAGACCTGGTCCGAAACACAGCCCTAGGAGGCAACGTGGACACTGACAAATTTATACAATTTATTAAGATTGCACAACAGATTCACATCCAGAACTTCCTAGGCACCCAGCTCTACAATAAGATCAGCGCTGACATCCTAGCCAGCACGCTAACGGGTGACTACCTAGACCTAGTGAACGACTACGTCCAGCCAATGTTAATCCATTATGCAATGGTGGAATACCTTCCTTGGGCTGCGTACACCATTGCAAATAAGGGCATCTATAAGCACGGAAGCGAGAACGCCCAGAACGTGGACAAGGAGGAAGTGGACTTTTTGGTCGGCAAGGAGCAAAAGATTGCCGACTACTACAACCGCCGCTTCCTGGACTACATGAGCTTCAACGCCGCCAGTAAGTTTCCAGAATACTACACCAACTCAAACGACGACGTATGGCCAGAAAAAGACTCGTACTTCAGCAGCTGGGTTCTTTAAGAAAGACCTACATCCCCAAAGACAACAATATCCAGAAGCTGCAGTTATTTCTCAAAAAGCACAATGGCAGTAACTAACGGATGGGGGCAAGGCATTGACAACAGCATAGGCTGGGGTCAGGGAGCATGGC